TGATTGGTGATACCTTTTTCAAGCATGACTTTTTCCACTTCTTCAATGTCGGATTCGTTCTGGATCAAACCTTTGGTCATCAGCCGGTTACGCCGTTTGCCAAGTTCTTCAATCGCATCACGTTCGCGCAACTTTGCTTCCAATTGCTGAACCCGCGCTTCTGCCCGTTCATAATGCTTGGTAGAAGCATCCTCAATCTCCAGTTCAGGGATCGGCATATCGGGCCGATTCTTCTTGGTAAGACGGAGGAAGTCTTTACGAGTAGCAGGATTCTCTGCAAGCTGACGGGCCAGCAGAGCTAGCTCATCACGCGCCTCCAAACTTAAATCTTCTAGGCTCATCATCTATCCCCTTATCAATTAGATAACTTTACGGCCCGTTTGACCACTCGGAGTTTTCTCCAGAGTCATCTTATTCTTGCTGTATTTGTTAGGCGCTGACAGCCCACCAAACTGCGAGAAACGCGGGGTATTGTGAATCTGACCATTGTCTTGGTTGTTATCCGTGGGCCGACGCGGTTGCGACGCGCCACGAGGTTTGAACAAGTCCATATTGAACTCCTTAATTTATTGAGGTTGAGGTGCGCCGCCAGGTGACATACCGCCAGGAAGCATAGGCATACCGCCGCCTCCAGCGGGTGCCATTCCAGGAATAGCGGGTGCTGCTGCCATTGCTTTACCTTCAGGCGTTGCACCACCGGCCTGTGGCAAATTTTGAAGCATCTGCATAATCTCTGCGTTCTGCAATTCCTTGGTCTTTTCTTTCTTGCCGCCAAGGATTCCAGACATTTGACGCAAGACTGCCAGAGCCTTTGCGCCTTCAGGTGATTCGCTACCCAGAGCCGGAAGCGCCTGTTCGATCAAATCCATTGCCATGCTGATGTTAATCATCGCACCCTCGCGGCTACCCATCTTGGGTTCCGGCGTGGACATAGGTGCAGACATAGGCGGTGTTTCTGCATCTGATTGCGCGGAATCATCCGGCGCGGCAGGAGCAGGGGCAGCAGAAGGCGCACCGCGCTGGCCTTTAATCATTTCCATCAACTTCTCTGACGGTACGCTCATAGTATCCTCATTTTTCCGCATTGTTAGTAAACAATTACTAACTTGTCAAATAATTCAAAAGGGGCAGTATATTTTGTATCCCCTGCCCCTCACGGGATTAATCCTTACGGATTATTTACGACCCTTGCGGGTTTTGCGAGCTTTACGCATTTTCATCTCCAGTTACGAAGGCGGCGACCTTTTAATGGGAAGGAAGCCACACCCATATCCTTCTCAGGATTCTTTACCGACGAGTTTTACGGCTGCGTTTTCCAGATTTCTTGTACATGTTTATCTCCTAGTTAATATCCCCTAGATAACCTTTTAGCAGGTCTAGTCTGCGCCCTGTCAAGATTTTTGATACCTTGAACTTTGTATTGTAAATTAGGATTATCTTTAGATATATCACCCGTTGTTACGCGGGGTTGGTCTGCTTTAGGCTGCACATTTTTTTGAGCCATTATTCGCCTCCAACTGCTTTAAGGTCAGGCTTACCACCACTTTTAGGCGGCGGTGGTTGTTGAGCTTGTTTAGCTTCCATACGCTTTAATCGGTCTTTCAATTCCTGTTTCATTGGCGGCTCTAACAAGTCGAGCAAAGATTCCTTGTCGATTGCCTGGGCTTTGAACAGATTGAAAGCCAACTGGCGCAAATCTTCCGTAAAGATCGGGCTATTAGAGTGCGCGTCCACTTTAACTATAAAATCTTTAGTGAACTGCTCGGCAACAAATTTCATATCCTCGGCGGTTGTATAATGAGTGTTGTCGTATACCTGCATCAACTTGAGATACAGGGTGGCAACCTTTTCGAGTGAATCCTCAATAACCAAGGCGCGTTTCTTTGCGCGGCTGGAACCAAGTCGAGCAAGCTGGCTAGCATGTCCAGCAGATCGCACTCCCGATTCCCCGCGTCCTTGTAGAACACTGACAATGCCACTTGCTTCCTCGAACATCTGGTCAATTTCTCTGATAGAACCATAAAGGTCTTGAGGTATGTTGGGTGCCAGTTTCTCGACTTTGGCATTAGGCATGTCAGTGGATAGAAGCCCACCAGCGCGATTCAGGGCAAAGTTCTTCTCATCCAAAATGCCACTAAAGCCCATCAGCGCAGTAGGTGGAGCAACCTGTTTCGAGAGCAAGTCAAGAATCTCGGTCATACGCCGATTCCGCATTTGTTGCAGATAAATCAGGCGTTGAACTTCTGACTGCCCCCAGAAATAATCGTATTGAGGACTAGGGCAAATCTGCACAAACGGCAATTCACCTTTAAGGAATACTGACTCTCCTGGGCGGTCATAGATCACAACATCCGGCGTTGCAATCGTGACCACTTGATAGTCCGATATTTCGTCATTCCATACCCACAGTTCCCGCATCTCGACGGTATCTTCGGCTACCCGCGCTTTGTAGCGGTTGTAGCCGTACAGGTCAAGATTGACGGTGCCGTAGATAGTCGGATTAGTTTGCGACATAACAATCCGGTCTACACCCTCTGGCACTTCTGTCGGCAGAGGGTTATAGCTTGCGGTAATGCGGTCTAGTATTTGTGTGCGTTTTGGATGCGAATACAAGCGAGCCATTAACTCAGACCGTGTAATGTAATAAGTCTGAGTAATGGCTTCTTGACGATCCAAGTATTGCGTATCTTCGCGCAACACGCCCATTGCCGCCGGTTCCACCATATAGGGGTGAATACCATTGTTGTAGATGAGCTTGATGAATGTTGAATTGTAGGTCAGCGCCCAAGTCATTGCATTGCTGAACACTTGGTCAGCATTAGAGTTCAGCCACTCATCATTCAACGCTTGCGTGAGAGTAGGAATCTTTTTGTGTTCTTGGTTCGGCACTGATGCGCCGATGTTAATGCTGAAGCGCGTAGTTTCCGCGCTATAGAGGAAAGACGTAAGCTGATCCAAGTGCGGGTAAATCTTGTTGTAGATTGCGGGGCTTTCTTCTGGCCCCGCCCCAAACAGATACCACGCCCGTAGACTAGAGTAGTCAGCTTTACGCTCTGCTTTGGATACTTCGCACTTCTCGATTATGTCAAGATAGAACGATTCACGAGCCGCATGTTCTGTGGGTATCCGCATTTATTTCTTTAGAGATAAACCTTCATGATCGGCAATGTATGACGCAGCCTTTGGCCCTGTCAAGTTTCCCGCATCTTGAGGTTTAATGCCAACCGATTCCCCGTGGATAGACCGGACAGCCTGACCGGACAATAGGGAGTTCATGCTTAGACCTTTGAACCCACCGCCCCAGATCGCCGCGTCTCCTGGACGGGATTCTCGTGGTTGTTGCGCTTCTTGGACTTCTTTGGGAACGGCCTTGTTGTCGCGGGTAAAGTAACCGGCCTGATTCTCGCCTTCGCGGGTAGACTTGATATTATTCATCTTAAAGTCCATTGCTAATTGTTTAACCCGCTTGTCAGTGCGCTTAGTCTTGTCGCTCACGGTGCCTGGGGCTTGCAGGAACACCATCATTACATTCTCGGTGCATCCTTGAGGGCAAGTAGCCGCGTATCCCTCAAAGTAGCCATGCTCAAAACATTTGTAATCATGTAGTATATTAGCCATTGTTTTTCCCCTTTAACTGTTCATCAAGATCATAACCGCTATAATCTGCTACATTAGTAATGCCAACTCTAACTTTAATTTGACCATTAACTACCTCAAGCCCTACGCTACGGACAAACTTAGGTCTAGGTTTCTTGCGGAACTCGACGAAGCGGGTAGCATCTCGGTTCTGCATAATGGCTATTTCGCCCCGCAGCCATGATTGGTAGGCTTTGCTTACCCGCCGCTGGATGTATTCGGTAAGGGGTAATTCTCGCTTGATGAACACATCTTTCATGGTAGAGAGGGATATGCCGGAGAGTTCGGCAAAGAGTTTGACGGAGATCCCCCGATGCTGGTCAGCCATGAACTTGGTCATGATCCGCAGGAGTTCTGCTCTTGAGATGACAGGTTCCACGTAAAACTAACCGTAAACGCCAATATTCTTAAGGTAAGTGCTCACTGACCTAGTAGTAGCCGAGTTAGCGGCTGTTTCGTCTTTAGACGGGTCTGGGTCTTGACTGCGAGAGGTCTTGCGAGTGACTTTCATTTGGATCAAGCGGGGTTGGACTTGTTCGGCAAAAGCCGCTGCCGCCAGAGCCGAGGCAATTACCCGATCATCTTTGTTGCGCCCAGAGGCTTCAATACTGCCGCCATCACGGACAATTGTTTTCATTTCTTCCAACGTATCTTCGCAATAGATCGCCATCATGCCGCGCTCAAAGTAATCTTTCATGTAGGACAACATGCGCTCCTTGGTAGCCGAGGTAGTCATCCAACCAATGCTGCTAGACAGGCTTCCCATGTTGTCATTACGCCGCCAGATGTAGTTCTGCATGTGGGAGAGAACATCCGATAGGTCTTT